AATCGCCAACAGAAAATCCGTGGTTGTTGATAGCGAATACAGGCCTATCATCAGGGCTGCGAATCAAATGATCGGCTTCATTCATCATCCCGGCGAACGGTGCCAGCGCCCCCACCAGTTCATCAATAGCCGCCCGGTTGCGTTCGATTTCAGTCGCTGCTTCTCCGGCCCTTGGTGAGCGTATGGTTCTGAGCCATTCCAATATGTCGGTCATGCTGCGGCCTGCTCGGTTGACGGCACCGCCATAATCGGAACCACGCGGCATAGCTTCTTTTCTGGTATGTCGGTGCGGCCATACGCAAGCCGGTAATGCTCAGTGCGGTCTATCGCTCCGCGTGCGTCGGCACGATTTGTGAACATTGCCACCGGGCCTATGCTCGTCCAGTCCAATATCCCGCCGGGCGGCAGCGCACCTCCAGTACGAAGCGCAAGCGCCTGCTCATAATCCTCGCAGAATTCCATCACCAAGTAGCCTGTAGCCTTCATGCTTCCACCTTCTCGGGTTCGGTCAGTTCGGCTTTGCGCTTTTGGGCGTGCGGTTTCAGCATCGCATGGCTATGCTTTGGCGAGGCGTCCCATGCCAGATTGAGGGCGTCAACAGTCTTGGCTTGGGCAATGGCTTCATACGACTTTATGCCGCTTCGCACATAGCTTTCCAGCCTGCCGCAGACCATCTCTTTCAGGTCGTTGTCGCGCTCACCATTTACGCCAAGCGTGTTCAGGTAAAGCGCAGCCTCGGCAATCTCGCCTTTGCCAATCAATACGCGAACCTGCATAGCCTTTGATTCAAGATCGTCTGCATCCTCGTCATCCTCTTCATCGCTGCCTGGATCGGCTGGCGGGTCGATATGCAAATCCCCCTTGTGCCACAAATCCAAAGCAGCACCGAAGCGCATAGCGGCATTACGGAGCGCGTCACCGATAATTTCCTTGATCGCGTCCCCGCCAGTCTTGTCTCCAGCGTGGCCGTAGCCTAAGCGGGTAACGCCGCATACGGTCAGCTTGATCCACATGCCGCCGTCCTTGTCGCGTACAGGCACCCCATCAGCGATTGACAGCGGTTCCCAATACCAGGCCGGGTCAGCATCCAGAAGCCGGTCTGTCAGCGCAGCATGGCCCACATAGTCAAGGTGGATAACGTCCGGGTGATGCCATGCTCCGCAGATAGCGCACCGGATGCCTAGTTTGAAATTGGCCCGCACATCCTCGGTCTGCTTTTTGGTCGGCTTGGGCAACTTGCTGATTTGGTGAGCAGGGAACTCCTCACGCAGCTTGGCAAGCCCAGCCAAAGACATTTGAATAAACGCCGCAGTTTCTTGATCCGTCAGCGGCGGGAAATCGTCATCCAGTGTTTTAGCCATTTCGTTCTCCAAAACAAAAATCAATCTCACGGGCAATATCGTCTGCCACCTTGTCGCAGGCCTTGGCATAAAGCACGTCGTATTCGGCTTCGGTCATATCCAGCGTTCTGTCGGCCCCGGATTCGTCGAATACCCACAGGCCGATTGGCCGGTAGCCGTCCAGGTCATAGGCCACGGTTACGTCGATCTGCCTTGTGATGCCTGCCGGGTCTTTAACCCAAGCCTTGGTTGTAAATTCGTGGTTCATGGTTTGGCCCCCGCATGATTTGAAATTGCGACTAATGCAGCATCGTATTCATGCCAATCAAGCGGTGACGCACCTTCGTTGTCGATTCGCAGGCAAAGAGCTTCCAAAACATCAAACAGTTCATCGAGCTGCTGCTCAAGTTCTCCAACAAGTTCTGCGGCTGCATGGCGGGCGTCACGGTGGCCCATCCTGTACACAGTCGGCTCAAGCTGGCTGCAAGGCAGGTTCATAATCTGTGCTTGTATGTTGCTCACGATTTGAACCCCCCTGGTAACAACCAATCACCCATAGTTGTCCGGTCGTAATCGTCGCAGATGGCTGAAACGTGGATCGGGGCATGGCGGCGGAACGTCTCGGCAATATCGGTGCGATCTGCCGGGATGTAGGCGCGGCGCGGGTCTGTACCCGGAAGCGGGCAGGACAGCGGGGCGGGTGTGCTGGCGATTACTTTCATGCTTGCTCTCCTTCCGTGTTTGTCGGGGTGATGGGTAGGGTGCGGATTAGGCGCACTACAGCATCAAGCACATCGCATACGTTCTCCGGGCCAGTTCTGGCTTTCACCCTGTCGTCCAAAGCCTCGTACACCGCGTAGCTGTCGAATAGAAATTCGGGGAATCTCGCATCTTCCGCACCCTTGGCGTACATGGCGAGTAGCTGGGCTTCGGTATAGAGCTTGTCATTGAGTTCAACATCTTTAACGTCATAGCGAATGTCTTTGAACCCGTTGAACATTACAACGGTCCCAACCGGCTCACCCGCCACCCGTAATACGTCAGCCTTGTTCATGCTGCCTCCTGGGCGCGAAGCTCAGAAGCAATCACGAACAGCCGACGCGGTACGCCAGAAGCATTAAGGCAGCGGGTCACGATGTCAGACGGCATTCCTGCCAGCTTGTGGGCAAGCCAGATAGCGGCAAGGGCGTGCGGGTGGGTGATCTCCATATTCATAACAAAAATCCTCGTTGTTGCATGAACTCGATCGGGTGCTTGGCGTTTTTCTGTAAATTGCATATGGCACGCAAAAGCTGAATGTTGTCATCCGTATTCGACCCACCAAGCGCAAGCGGCATCCGATGATCCAGGTGGTAGTCGATGCCCAATGGTTGTTTGCATCCGCAGGCGCATTTGCCACGCTGGAGCTTGAACAGCCGTTCAGCCAGTCCTTTTGACAGTTTTCCTCCAGCCTTAAACTTGCGGGCGCGGCGGTTATGGCTCTTGATGCGGACGGCCTCAGGATTTGCCTTGGCCCAAGCGGCGTAGAAGGCCTTGGTCTTCTCTGGGTTGGCTGCTCGGTAGGCTATCCACCTGCCTGGGTTCTTAGCAATATGCTTTGCGTAGATGGCCTTGACCTTCTCTGGGTTGGCTGCTCGCCACGCCTTTGCCTTGTCTTGGCTTGCAGCGTAATAAATTGCCCTCTTGATGCGGTCACAGGATTTGCACGAATACTGTAACCCGCTGCGCCTGCCGGAGTCCTTGCTGAACTCGGAGACTGGCTTTGTCTCGCCGCACTTGGTACAAGTTTTCATGCTGACACCAAGATAAAAATAGAAATAACAATAATGGTCAAAGCAATACGACCGACCCGGATGGGCTGCTCTTTACGAAGGCCCCGTTCAGCGGCACGGACTAGCTGCGAGCGTTGTCTAAGTGTGTGATTCATGCCGTTTCCCTTTCTGCTACCTTGTGCAACTCATTCGACAGCAAGTTGTGGAGCCTTTTCATGCGTTCGTGGCTGGATTCAATGGAGCCGGTCCAGTTGGCGATTTCAACCATCAGGCGGGGCAGCAGGTCGCCGTCGTACAAGCTGTTTTCAAGGTTGATGCAATCAGCAATCTCAAAACGCTTGCAATCGGCCATCAGGTTGTCGGTGTAGTCCTCAACCGCTTTGGCGTGATCGAGGTTGTCAGGCTCAAACCTGTAGATAGGCTGGCCTGGGTTGAATACGTCGTTGTCCATCATCATCTTTCTCCCGGCCCCCGCGCCTTGCTTCCTGCGGTGGGCCAAATCACCCCGTTGCCCGAGGCTGGCCTTTAATGCTTACTCAGACAAGTTCGCCGTGTTTTGCGCGAACATAAGTCCCTTTGCTTTCAGACGGCCACAACATGCGTGTTGAACCGCCCTTGGATGCCTTGTTCTGTTCACGCAGGCGCTCTTTGTATGCCTTCTGCGATTCATTGCTGCGACGTTGATTCGGATTTACATTTAGGTTCATATCGCTCTCCATATCGTTGTCAGGTATCAGGATTGCTTTGCTGTGTTGCCCGTCTTTCCGGGCCGTCTTAGCTTTCGCATCCGACCTGTATCGGAGTCATGCTTTTATCCAAGCCCGGTGTACCTTTTGTCTCGTCTCTATGTGTCATCTAATTAAATCGTCTAGTTAGTAGCGCATGACGTTCTCCTGATAAATGTCCACCTCGTTCGGCTTGGGGTGGGTTCGCCTGCTATCCCTGTATGGGATTTGTTGAATGGGGCCGGTGCTGATCTCCGGCTTCTACTCAAGGTGAGCGTGTCTGCACAGCCTCATCCTCTATTGCATTCGACGTAGTGCGCACTACCGGCACATCAGCCTGCGCATTCCCATTCACAAATCCCACACTTACTGCCCATCCGTACTGCGTCAGGCTGGTTTTGGTGGTGGCATCAACGTTCAGCACCAGGACACTCTTTCGAATGCGTCGGCGAAGGTTTCAGCACTCGCCGTTGAAACCACCACCAAAACCAGCCTTACTAGGTACTGCCACCGGGTAAGAGCCTCATCAGCCGTGTCGCTCGCGATCACTTGTTCGCCCGGAATCAGCAGGGGGTGTTTTCCCAACCGATGAGTCATCATACACGTTTCGTTTGGTGTGTCAAACAATTTGTGTGTCGGAGGGCAAAAAAGAATCCGCCGTAGCGGATCGGGGACAATCAATCAGGGTTTTTTGACTAGCGAAAGCTTGACGGGTGTGGCGATATTCTGACTGCCAGCGGCAGATTGTGACGCTACCAGGGATAGCACGACCTCTTTCCCCGGATCGCTCATCATTCTAAAGCAGGCCACCAATTCGGCCTCATGTGTGGCGAGAAGGTAGTACCGCATTGGTTCATCGTCCATAGCTGCTCATGGTTGGTGAATGAAAACCCAACACATACTAGCAACAATCAGGCCTTGCCGCGTCTGTCCTTAACGATCGTCAGTTGTTTGGTGCGCCGGTCTGCGGCAAGAAACGATCGTTTGACGAACACGATCACGTCCCGCAGGACGGAGCGGCCTTCTGCTGTGACGTTGCGGTAGACCCATGAGAACTCCGTCGCCACGGCGGCGGTTTCGTCTTCCTCCGTGTGTTCATCGTCCAGCGCGTAGCGTTTCAACCCAAGGGCGGCCTCAACAGCTCGCACCTTGGCGGCGGGAACCCCGCGGGTGCGCCAGTTGTTCACCCGCTGCTCGGATAGCTCCATAGCGCGGGCAAGGTCAGCCCAGCCCCACTCCCTAGCCTCAAGAATGCGGTCGATTCTCTTAATCAAGTCCATTTTGGGATTGTGGCTTGACTCGCTATCGGCTGTCTCCAACAAAGTGTTTGACCCCTCCAAACATTTAGTGTAGAGTCCTTGCATGGCTCTTAAATCTGCGATCTCAATTCTAGGCGGTACGGCTGAATTAGCATCAGCCATCAAGGTATCCCAACAAGTTATCACGAACTGGCTGGCGCGTGGCAGGGTTCCTGCTGAGCGTTGCCCTGACATAGAACGCGCCACCAAAGGCGCTGTCACTTGCGAAGCCCTACGCCCCGATGTGAATTGGGCGTATCTGCGCAAGCCCTGCCGGAAGCAGGCTGCGTAATGCGCCCGACTTCCGCCCCATCCTCCCTGACCGGATCACTCCGGTCTTTCGCCCGCGCCTCAGTGCCGGGCTTTTTTATTGCCCTTGCCCGTTCGGCCTCAGTCCAGACGTGCAGGTATTGCTGCACCGGTACAAGCCCTTCAAACAACTCTAACTGACACATAGGGAGAACCTCCTGATGGACGAGAAGCTACTGGCCGAGATAACGATCAAGGTCGAAAGCGAACAGAAACGCAAGCTGTTCGGGCTGGCGGCTGCCAAAGGAACCACGGCCAGCGAAATCATCCGGTCGATGGTTGAGCGATACATCTCCGAGAACGAGCGCGAGTTCGAGTTCATGAAGTCCATTTTTGAGAACAAAGCGTGATGGCGCAAGGGGTTACAGCGTGGGGCGTGGTGGCGCATGGTGAGAAACCACATGAAGCAAGGGAGCGTTTTCCCATTGCTGACTGCCGTCTATGCCGCCATTCCTACGCAGACCACACCAATGCGCTGCGCTGCCGGGAACACAAGAAATACGCCGAATTGCCGTGTGCGCGGTTTGAGCGTGAGCCGGGTAGTGATGATGCGGGCTAAGACCTGCCCCTCTTGCAAAACCAAGTTTGAGCCTGCCCGCCCATTGCAGGTTGCCTGCGGCTGGCAGTGCGCCATCCAGCACACGGCGAACCTCAAGGCCAAGCGTGAGCGGAAGGAAACGCGGGAGCGGAAGGTTAAGGCCAGGACGCGCCGCGAATGGGTGCCGTTTGCACAGTCTGCATTTAACAAGTTCATTCGATTGCGGGATGCGGACAAGCCCTGCATTAGCTGTGGCCGCGTCAAGGTCGAAATGACAACTGGCGGGGCTTGGGATTGCGGGCATTACCTGACTGTCGGGTCGCACCCCGAACTCAGGTTTGACGAAAACAACGCTGCAAAGCAGTGCAAAAGCTGCAATGCGGGTGCTGGCAAGTATGCCAAAAAGAACCACACGGTCAGCCAGTCCTACAGGGTCAACCTGATTGAGCGCATTGGGCTGGAGGCGGTTGAGGCTTTGGAAGGCCCGCACCCGGCCAAACATTACACCGTAGACGACCTGAAGGCCATCAAGGCCGATTACACACGCAAGGCAAAGGAATTGGCATGAATACGGACTGGATGGAGCTATTCCTGAGCCGGCTTGAAGTAGCAATGCTAGACGCTGGAATTAAGCGGATCGTGCGGCTTGGTGTGCGAGCTTCAATGCTAAGGGCAATGTCTTGAGCATTCGCGTCATGTCCCTTGTGTGGGACAACTTCAACCGTGGCGGCTCTGAGAAGCTTGCAATGCTGGCAATGGCAGATTGGTGTAATGACGCAGGTGGAAGCCTTCACCCGTCTATCGCAACCATTGCCAAGAAGATCAACCTTACCGAGAAGCAGGCAAGGGTGATTATTCACAAGCTGATTACTGAGGGTTGGCTGTCTGTAGTTGGGAATGAATACGGTGGGAATCCTGGTGCATCCAGGCACTACCAAGTGGACATTAAAAAGCTGTCTACCCCTCCCGCCGAGGTTAGCCCTACCCCTCCCGTGGACGTTACCCCTCCCGCCAGCGTTACCCCTAACGTGCAGCGGCTAGACCCCTCCCGTGGAGGTTCGTTTACCCCTCCCGTGGGCGGGAGCCTAACCACCATTGATCCACCAAAAGAACCACCAATACCCCCCAGCCCCCCAAAGAAGGAAAAGAAGAAGCGCGTTATCGAAATGCTGCCGCTCCCTGAATGGCTTGACGTTGAGGCTTGGGATATGTGGATGCGTCACCGCAAGACGCTCACCCCTGACGCGCACAACGTATCAATTCGATCATTAACCAGATTACGCGCCCAGGGGCATAACCCCGTTGAAGTTATCGAGCAATCAGTCATGGCCGGATGGACTGGATTGTTCCAACTCAAGCAAACACCCGCCCGCGCCCAAACCACCGAAAAAGGACAAACCCGCCATGAACAGCTTGCAAGCAAACTCGCAGACCTTACCGGCGCAACACGCAAGCCGCAGCCCAGCGATCCGCGAGTTATCCACGGAACAGCGGAAAGACTGGATTGAGCGCATTTTCGCCCGCCTGTCTGGAATTTACGGCAGCGAGTTCACCTACAAGTGGGCTGACGTTGACAATGAAGCCCTGAAGGCTGAATGGGGCGATGCGCTGGGAGGATTCCATGCCGACGACATAGCCGCCGCCTTGCACACATGCCGGTCGCAGCCAAAGGCACCGAACCTGCCTGAGTTTGCCAGCCTGTGCCGGCAGAACATGAACACCCGGACAACGGTGAACATCCCGCCGCTTACGCCTGAAGATCGCCAAGCCGCTGCCAAGGTTGCCAAGACCATAGCCGATGCCATGAGCGCCAAGGAAGCCAACACCAAGGGTTACATGGTCAACGGGGTCAAGGTCACGGTTTACAAGCAATGGGCGGTAGACCTGATGAGGCGGGAAGCGGGCGGCGAACAAATCCCGATGGTGAGCATGGAATCGTGGCGCGAAGTGCTGGGCTACCCCAAGGACATGAGCGCAAAGAAGGCGCTTGAATCGGTTAAGACACAGGAGGCAGCGTGATCGAGCTAATCCAAGGCGACTGCATGACCTACATGGCCGGATTGCCTGACAAGGCGTTCGACCTTGCGATTGTTGATCCGCCTTATGGGATAGGCGTGGCGAAAACTGGAAACGTGGGCGGAAACAGTCTTGCTAAGGCCACAGACTATGGCGCAAAGGAGTGGGACGCAAGCGCACCGCTTGATGAGTATTTCACCGAACTGCAGAGGGTAAGCGTCAACCAGATTATTTGGGGTGCCAATCACTTCATGGACAGGATCAAAAAAGGCTCCCCATGCTGGATCGTTTGGGACAAAGACAATTCTGGAAACTTCGCTGACTGTGAACTGGCTTATTCATCATTCGCTACAGCGGTGAGGATATTTAAGTTCAGGTGGAACGGGATGCTGCAGGGCAACATGGCTAACAAAGAACACCGCATTCACCCAACACAGAAGCCGGTGAAGCTATACGAATGGCTGCTGACCAACTACGCCAAGCCCGGCCAGCGCATCCTAGACACCCACCTCGGCAGCGGTTCATCCGCTATCGCCGCGCATAACCTTGGCTTTGATTTCGTCGGCACTGAACTGGATGCGGATTACTACGCCGCAGCCGTCAAGCGTTTCGAGGCGCATGGCAGTCAATCAAGATTATTCCAGCCTAGCGAACTGGCAACACAGAACCAACAGGGAGGTCTTTCACTATGAGCAGCATTCACCTACGCCAGAAGATTCTGGACTACGTAAACCAGAACCAAAACTCAAGCCCGATTGAAGTCGCAACAGGAATGGGTTTGATGCAGGACACCGTATCCAGAGCAATGTTCCAGATGTGCGAGATACATGAAATGAGCCGCTACAAATCGCTGGAAGAGCGCGGCCAGCCTTTCCGCTACGAAGCACTGGTGACGGTGGCGACCAAAGCCAAGCGCACGGCACACGTTGAGGTCAAGGAAAAGCCACCGGAGCGCCCGGCATGGATAAGCGGCCCGACAAACCCCAACAGAAAGCCCATCAAGAACCAAGAGGGCATTGGATCAGGCCGCAGCCGGGTTTACGTGGGCGCTAGTGCGGGGATGCTGTGATGGAGACAAAATTGACAGAATCGTTAGGCATTGCCACCCCCAAAAGGTGGTTTGGGCTTGGCACCGAAGCAGGGAAAACAGAAATTCAAGTCGCTGAATTTAGCGATGGATCAATCATGATAAACCTTGAAACACCCCGTGATGGGATGGAGCCTCTAATAACATCCATGAGGCTATGCGCTTCGACGTTTACGCTACTGAACGAGGCTATGTTTAGGGCCGCGCATGACCCCTCAATTTGGCGTCAGATTGAGGGTGGCTAACCCCCTATGACCCAGCTAACCGTAAACAGCGAACCGTCATTACAGCAAGCCATAGGCGACCTAAGGGAAGCCTACAAGGCCCACAAGTTCCTGCGTGTTGACATCAAGACCGGCAAGGCCCGGAGCCTCGATCAGAACAGTCTGATGTGGGAAATCCTCACGGCAATAGCTAAACAGGTTGACTGGTACGGCCAGAAGCTTGCAAAGGAAGAATGGAAGGATGTGCTTACGGCCAGCCTCAAGAAACAGAAAGCAGTTCCGGGGCTGGATGGTGGCTTTGTAGTGCTTGGGGCTAAGACTAGCAAGATGACCATTCAGGAAATGACCGACGTAATAGAACTTGCATATGCCTTCGGTGCAGAGCATGGCGTTAAGTTTCCTGCACCAGAGTGGATGGAGCAAGCATGAAACACTGCTTTAAGTGTGGCGAAACAAAGCCGCGCAGTGAATTCAACAAACACGCTAAAAAGCCTGATGGGCTTCAGCCTACTTGCACGTCCTGCCGCAAGAAATATAGGGTGGGAAACGCTGACAAGATAAAAGCAGCAGACGCCGCTTACCGCGCAGCAAACCCAGATAAGTTGGCAGCAAAACACGCAAAATATTACGCCGATAACCGCGAGAAGATGAATGCAGCCAGTGCCGCTTGGCGTGCAGCCAATCCAGAGAAGCAAAGAGCATACGAGGTAGCATGGCGATCAGCCAACCCTGACAAGGTGAAGGCATCCCAAACAGCCTACTACGCGGCGAACCCTGATAAATGCCGAGCAGCAAATTACGCATGGAACGCAGCAAACACAGAGACCTTGCGCACCATTGAGTTTATGCAGCAACGAGGATATTTGTTATGAGGTTGGAATTCCCTGAACAGGAGGCAGCATGAAAGACGACCACATCACCGAAACATTCCACCAACTTGAATCTGACCCGAGTGGGAAATCTGCGCATGAGCCTGGCGCGAAGCTGGATTCCGGGAAAACCATGCCAAGTCTTATTCTGTCGGCCATGCCGCGGGCCGTGATGGCTGTGGCGGAGGTCGGCACGTTTGGGGCCAGAAAATACAGCCGGGACGGATGGTTGGCTGTCACCAAGGGGATTGAGCGATATACCGATGCAATGGATCGGCACAGGCTGTATGAATCGATCGATGGCCCGATTGACCCGCAATCAGAGTTGTTACATGCAGCACATCTTGCGTGGAACGCTCTTGCCAGGCTTGAACTAATGCTGCGGAATGACGGCGGCAAGGAGGCCTGATTGTCAGCCTTCGACCCCTTCTACCACCTACGCCCACCCACCGCCAAGACCGTGAGAGAGCGCCGCCTTGAGTCCATGCTACTCGCCGCCCTGCCATACCTATCAGCCATGCAGATAGAGCAGAGCAGCGAGAAGATCAGGGATTTGGTCGAGTCCATCGTAGCTGAAACATCGTAAGGGGAACTGAATGACAGATAAGCATACGCCGTGGCCCGTTATCTTGTGGTTCCTTGTTGGGCTGGCGCTTGCGGCGGCTGGCGGGGATGAAGGGGAAGGCGAATGAATGACGGCATCGGCAAGATAAGGGCAAGGCTGGTCAACTGGGGCCACTGGTGTAACCATGAGGCCGACATTGGCCCCAAGGGTGCGGTGTGCATATCCATCGAGTCCCGCCATATTCCAGACCTGGGCGACGTGTGGGATGAACCCGAGCCGGTACAGCCCACCCCGGACGTACCCGACGCCGAGCTGATGGAAAGCCACATCCGGGAGCTTGAGTGGCTACAACGCTACGTTTTAGCCGTGACCTACGGGGGGATGCCAGCGGTATTCCGGCATCGCCGGATAGGCGAACATGTGATGGCGAAACAGTTGGAACTGGCTGAATCGCTGCTTTATGAGATGCTAAAGAAACGCGCATAACATGGTACTAAAATACCATTCACAAAGGCATTGCACAGTGTCTTGTGATTTGGTATGCTTAATCCGTCACCAGTCGCGCCTGTACGAAACGTGACTGGATTTGTGGTTGGATGCGCGATCCAATCTGGCAGCCGGAAAGACGGCACGAACAACCAAGCCACCATAACCCGGTGGCTTTTTCACGTCTGGACAAATGGAACACTTCTGCTGTGACTGCAAGTGGTTCCGCGATGCCAAGATGCACCGCACCTACAAGACCCCACGTTGTACTGCTAACGGCGACGACGACTGCGCCTATATGCGCCATTGGGTATGCGGGATCGACGAGGCCCGACTATGGGAACCGACAAGCCCAGCCCATACGGCAGCAGATGGCAGCGTGCCAGAGCCGGCTATCTAGCCCACCACCCGCTATGCGTTGACTGCCAGTCTAGGGGGCGGGCAACCATCGCCACTGTGGTAGATCACATTAAGCCCCACAAGGGGGACATGGTTCTGTTCTGGGACAGCAGCAACTGGGCTCCACTTTGTAAGCCATGCCACGATAGCAAGACAGCGCGAGAGGATGGCGGATTCGGCAACAAGGCAAGCGGCAAGCCTCGGCAGGGATGCACGGTTGACGGCCTGCCTACTGACAGCAAGCACCACTGGAACCTATAGCTCACCATTACGGGGCAGGGTAATTCTTCACGGAAATGGCGCGCTAGACCGTGCGTGACTCTTTTCTTTAACGCTAACCCGAAATAACCAGATGAAACGCACCCGCTCAGATTCTGCTGCTGCGGCGATTGCTGCTGCCCAGGCGGCGGGAAAGCCGATTGATCCGCCCGCGCATGTGAAGCTGCGCGAGGGAGACCGCCCGTTTTGGGATTCCCTTGTGAGCGCGCGCGCACGCGAGACGTGGAATTCTGCTGACCTTGAGAACTGCGCTAACCTTGCCCGGTGCAAGGCAGACATCGAGCGGCTACAGGATGAGATTTCCACCCAAGGCGACATTATCAAGAATGAGCGCGGGACTGAGATCATCAATCCAAAGCACACGCTGCTGGAAACCTTGAGCCGCCGCGCTGTGGCCCTGTCTCGGATGCTGCACGTACACGCCGAGGCTACCGTGGGCGAAAGCCGGGACGCTGGAAAGGCGCTGAAGACAGAGAAAGAAGCGAAGGCCGCTGAAGTTGATGGCCTGATCCCGCGCCTTCATTCGGTAAAGTAATGACACGCGGAGAAAAGGTTATAGCCTTTATTGAGCGTTACTGCCTCACCCCTGAAGGCCAGCACGTAGGCAAGCCGATCAAGCTTGCGCCGTTCCAAAAGAAGTTCATCAAGGCGATCTACGACAACAAGAAAGGGACGCACACCGCGCACCTGTCTATCGCCCGCAAGAATGGCAAGACCGCGCTGATTGCTGGAATCATGCTGGCGCACCTTGTTGGACCTGAAGCCAAGCAGAACAGCCAGATCGTCAGCGGGGCGCGAAGCCGTGAGCAGGCGGGGCAGGTTTACAACTACGCCAGCAAGATGGTGATGCTCTCGCCTGAGTTGCGTTCGGTAGTCCGCCCGATACCCAGCAGCAAGATATTGATGGGCCTGCCACTCAACGTGGAATACCGGGCGCTGTCGGCTGAAGGCTCTACCGCACACGGACTTTCACCGATCCTCGCCATTCTGGATGAGGTCGGGCAGGTACGCGGGGCACAAGACGACTTCATTGATGCCATCACCACGGCACAAGGGGCGCACGAAGCCCCGTTATTGATCGCAATCAGCACCCAGGCGGCGAACGATGCCGACCTGTTCTCTATCTGGCTTGACGATGCTGAACAGTCGAAAGACCCGCGCATCGTGTCGCACGTTTACGCAGCCGCCAAGGATGCGGATTTGCTGGATAAGAAGGCATGGAAAGCGGCTAACCCGGCGCTCGGTCTGTTCAGAAGCCTTGACGACCTGGCAGAGCAGGCGAAGAAAGCCGCCCGGATGCCGAGCGCGGAGAACACGTTTAGAAACCTGTCGTTGAATCAGCGGGTTTCCACTGTCAGCCCGTTCATTTCAGCCGATGTGTGGAAGTCCTGCGGCGGCAAGGTGCTGGAGTTTGGTTCCGCCCCTGTGTGGTGTGGGCTTGACCTGTCTGCGCGGACTGACCTGACGGCCCTTGTTGTCATCGGCAAGATTGCAGGCGTGTGGCATATCCAGCCGCACTTCTGGACGCCTGAGAATGGCCTGAGTGACCGCGCAAAGCGGGATAGATCGCCCTATGACGTGTGGGCGAGGCAGGGTTATTTGCACACGACACCCGGCAGCACAGTCGATTATGAATACGTGGCGCAAGACATAGGCGCGATTCTCTCCGGTCTGGATGTGCAGAACATCGCATACGACCGCTGGCGCATCACCCTGCTGCAAAAAGAGTTTGACGAACTGGGTATCACGCTGCCGCTGCTGGAGCACGGGCAGGGATTCAAGGATATGAGTCCAGCTTTGGACACCTTGGAAGCCGAGTTGCTGAATGGGCGCATCGCCCACGGCAATCATCCTGTGCTGACGATGTGCGCGGCAAACGCTGTAGTCCAGAAAGACGCGGCAGGAAACAGAAAGCTAGACAAACACAAGGCCACCGGGCGCATAGACGGCATGGTGGCGATGGCGATGGCGTTCGGTTGCTGTTCAATCGCAACGGAAAACGAAGGCACCTCATTTTGGGAAAGCGGGCATGAAGAAACCACTACTGCTGGCTAATAGCGCCCGATGAACTGGCGCGAGCTATTCCCTTGGGGCCGCAAATCGACGGGCAGCTATGACCTGATCCGCGAGCTGCTTGGCCGGCGTGCGTCTGCTACCGGGAAGAATGTCACCGTCAGCACGTCAATCGAAGTGGCTGCGGTGTTCGCCTGTATGCGCGTCATCGGTGAAGGCATTGCACAGGTTCCGCTGAAGCTGATGCGCGAAAGCAAGGACGGAAAGACCCGACTCCCGGCCAAGGATCACCCGCTGTACACGATCCTCGGCACCAAGCCGAACGAATGGCAGACCTCGTTCGAGTATCGGGAGATGATCGCCATGCACGCCGCGCTGTGCGGCAATGCGTACTCGTTCATCAACCGTTCAGTCCGTGGCGGAATCTATGAGCTGATCCCATTCACCCCCGGAAGCGTGGTCGTCAAGCGGGCGGATGACCTGACGCTGACATATGAAGTCACCGCAGCGAACGGCAGCAAGCAAGTATTCCCGGCAGAATCAATCTGGCACCTGAAAGGCCCGTCATGGAACGGCTTTCAGGGGCTTGAGGTGGTGGCGCAGGCGCGGGAGGCTATCGGCCTTGCAATGGCGATCGAAGAATCACAGGCAAGGATGCAGAAGAACGGCGTCCGGGCGTCAGGCACCTACTCTGTCGAGGGCAACCTGAACGCCGAACAATATAAGGCGCTGAAGGGCTGGATCGACGAAAACCACGCCGGCCCAAGCAATTCTGGCACTCCGATGGTGATGGATCGTGCCGCCAAATGGCTGCAGCACACAATGACTGGGGTGGACGCGCAGACGTTGGAGACTCGGCTGTTCCAGATTAGCGAGATTTGCCGCTTTATGCGCGTGTCTCCGATCATGATATATGGCGACGAGAAGCTCAGCACATACGCCGGGTCGAGCATGGGCTTCCTGAACCACGTCGTGCATACGTTGATGCCGTGGTATCAGCGGATTGAGCAGTCGATCGACGCAAATCTTCTGACCGAAGCCGACCGGGCGAACGGGCTTTATGCCAACTTCGTCGAAGAAGGGCTTTTGCGCGGCTCGATTGTCGAAACTTCGGAAGTTTTGCTTGCCTATACAAACGGCGGACTGATGACGCCAAACGAAGCCAGACAGAAACTAGACCTGAACCCTGATCCTGACCCTGAAAACGACAAGCTTAGAATCCCCGCGAACATCGTCGGCGACAAAAAGAAGCAAGAGGTGAAACCATGAACACAAAAGACTTCGGTTTTGAACTGAAATCCATCAACGAAACGGGCGTTTTTGAGGGCTACGGCTCGGTTTTCGGGGTCAAAGACTCCTATTCCGAGATTGTCGCCCCCGGCGCGTTTGCCGAAACGCTGGAAAAGCACAAGTCAGCCGGCACCATGCCCGCCTTGCTGTGGCAGCACCGCTCGGGTGAACCCATCGGCGTCTATACCAGCATGAGCGAAGACAACATCGGCCTGAAGGTATCCGGCCAGCTTGCGCTGAAGACCTCACGCGGGGCCGAAGCCTACGAACTGCTGAAGATGGGCGCGATTAGTGGCCTGTCTATCGGGTTCATGCCGCGAGAAGACAGCTACGACAAGCTTACCGGAATTACCACGCTGAAGAAGGTTGACCTGTGGGAAACCTCGCTTGTGACCTTCCCTGCCAATGACTCTGCCCGCGTGCAAGGCGTCAAGAGCATCGAAACCATTGAAGATTTGAAGTCGGCTGAACAGTACCTGAGAGATTCAGGCCTGAGCCGCCGCGAAGCCGTGGCATTTATCGCACGGGTTAAAGGCCTTGGACAGCGCGATGCTGAAGAAGGCGAAATGAAGCAGATTGTTGAGGCATTGAAACGCCGAGACGCCATTTACGCCGCATAAGCGAACCGCAACAACCAGAACAAGCCGCCATCCAGCGGCTTTTTTTACGTCCAAAGGAACCAAAATGGAAACCAAAGAAATTGCAGACCTGATCCAAAAGCAGGGCGAAGCCTTCGAAGCCTTCAAAGCCACGAATGACGCCATGATCCAAGCCAAAGCTGACGGCAAATCCGTTGCCGAGTTGCAGGAAAAACTCGACAAGATCAACGCCGACATGACCGCGCAGAGCAAGGCGTTCGCCGATCTGGAGAAGAAAGCCAATCGTCCCGGCGCTGGTGCTGATTCCGAAATCACCGCCGAGCAAGCTGAATACCGCAAGGCGTTCGGCCAGTTCCTGCGCAAAGGCCGCTCCGATGGCCTGGAAGAACTGCAAATCAAAGCCATGAACACCGGCAGCGATCCCGATGGCGGCTATCTCGTCACCCCGGAAATGGATCTGGCTATCGACCGCTTTGCGGCAACGATGGGCGGCCTTGCCTCGCTGGCTAACGTCGTCACCATCGGCACCGCCAAGTATGAAAAACTGGTGAAAACGTCCGGTATGTCGATGCGCCGGGTGGCTGACGGTGCAACGGGCGGCGAAACCACCGAGCCGCAGTTCTCCAAAGTCGGCATCGAAGTGTTCACCGCCGAAGTCGAGCCGTGGATTTACAACGAAACGCTGGAAGATGCCCGCATCAACCTGGAATCCGATCTGGCTGACGAAGCCGCGATCGGATTCGCAGAAGGTCTGAATGCCGAGTACATCACCGGCAACGGCGTCGGCAAGGCTCGCGGCATCACCGCTTACACCAACGTTGCTAACGCTTCGTATGCGTGGGGTTCGGTGGGTTATATCGTTTCCGGTAAGTCGGCTGCTTTTGCTTCGGTTGCTCCTTCAGACAAGCTCATCAGCCTGCAGCATTCGCTGAAAGCACAGTACCGTTCTGGCGCTAACTTCCTGATGAACGACACGACTCTTGGTGTTGCACGCCAGATGAAAGACGGCTCTGGTTCGTACTACCTGTGGACGCCTGATGCGTCGGCCGGCTTTGGTGGGCGCTTCCTTGGCTCGCCTGTGACCATCGACGACAACATGCCTGACATTGGTGCTGGTGCTTACTCCGTGGCTTACGGCAACTTCAAACGTGGCTACACCATCGTTAACCGCGCTGGCACCACGCTGATTCGCGACAACATCACCGCCAAAGGAACGACGAAGTTCAACTTCCGTCGCCGCTCGGGTGGTGGCATCGTGAATTACGAAGCAATTAAGCTGATGAAATTCGCCACAAGTTAGCAACTAGCTGATAAAATGCTCACACTTCTTATGGGGGTGTGAGCATGAAATGCAAAATAGTAAGTTGCTTGAATGAATCCAAGGCGCACGGTTTGTGCTCAATGCACTACCAAAGGAAAAAGCGTTATGGAGACGAAAATATTGAACCAAAGGTGCAAGTCGGTAGTTATAAAACCCCATGCACCGTATCTGGTTGCGATAAATTAGCTAAAAAACGCGGATGGTGTTTATTGCATTACAACAGATGGAGAAGAACTGGAACGCCTGACAGCGGAAAGCCAGACAGGCTCCCATCTTTTTCACAAAATACTTGCAAGGTTGATGGATGTTCGAATAACGCTATAGCACTGCACTTGTGCCATAAGCATTATTCAAAGTTTAAGAAGTTCGGTGATCCATTAGCAGGAACGGTGCAGGATGGCCGGTCTAAAGAGTGGCACGTGCGAGACATTGGATATGTAGTCCGATTTGATCGCAACAGCCCACACGCCAACAAGGTTTCAGGGATCGTGTTACAGCATCGCCAAGTTATGGGCGAGGCAATAGGTAGGCCGTTGCTACCGAATGAAAACGTTCACCATAAGAACGGTGATCGTGCAGATAATCGGCTTGATAACCTTGAATTGTGGGTTAAAAGTCAACCAGCAGGGCAGCGCGTTCAGGATAAGGTTTCATGGGCGCGAGATATTTTGCAGCAATACGGCGACTTAGTAGACAAGCTGCTGTAGCAATACAGAGCCGAGCATCATGCAGAGCAAAACGGGCCATCTTCGGGTGGCCTTTTTCAATTGCGCCGGGGCAATCTTCTCCGGTAATTTTCAAAGGACAAAATCATGAGCATTAAAGACCTGCACAGCAATGTGCGCACCAAGAACGTCATCACTGCCGCTGCAATCGGCGCGAACGCAACCAAATCCGGCTTGGTCATCGACCGCCAGGGTTACGGCGGCGTCGAGTTCGTTGCTTCTTACGGATCCGTCACCACCACCGGCACCATCGTTACGCTGGTAGTGAAAGAGGGCGACGTAACCGGCACCCTGACCAGCGTGGCTGATGACGACCTGTTGGGCACCGAAGCACTGGCAAGCCTGCTGGCCGCTACCCCGCGTACCGCTGGCACCACGAAAGAAGTCACCAAGCGCGTCGGATATGTCGGCAACAAGCGTTATGTGACCGTCAACGCGGTTCAAACCGGCGTGACTTCGGTTGGTTGCGTGGCTGTTGCTGCCGTGTTGCACAGCCCGGACGTGGCACCGCAGACCAACCCGTAAGCGTTTCAAGCAAATAGGGCGCTGCTCATCCCGGCGTCGCCGTGCAACTCGGCACCACTTTTTCGGATGAGGAAAATGAACATGGAAGCAATTGGTTACCCAGAAGGTCTTGTTGTTGTAACGGATTTAGATTTTTCTATGCCGGATGAATATGTATGCGGCGCAGTGTTGCAGATTGCGTGTGTCAAGTGTGGAGGGGTTGAGTTCAATGTTGGGTCTGGGGAATACCTGACTGCAATTCGCTGCACAAAATGCGGCGTCCCTTGTTCAATTCATCAGGGATGACGAAATGAGTTTGAATTCAGGCGAACGCCAAGTATCACCGAACATTGAAGACATCCGCCGCGATCATGTGGCTCGATATGATTGGGTAGCGAAGCGGCTACCCGAAAAAAGCGCTGTCATTGACTTTGCCTGTGGCATTGGCTACGGCTGTCACATCATGGCAAATGCGGGGCATTACCCGAGCGGTTTTGATATTGATCAGGAATCGATTGACTACGCGCGCCGGAACTATCACGTGAAGTACCGCACTGCGTTTTTGGTTGGCAACGGCAATGCACCGTCAGACATTGGAACATACGATTACGCAGTAAGTTTCGAGACGATCGAACACATTGAGGACCCGCGCCCGCTGCTGAAAGCCTTGCGCGAGTCTGCTCCGATCCTGTTCGCCAGTGTGCCTAACGAAGACGTTATCCCGTGGCAGCGCGAAGACGGCGCGACAACCGCCTTTCATTTCCGCCACTACACCAAACACGAATTCGCCCAACTGCTTAACGAATGCGGCTGGGCTGTAACAGAATGGCACGGGCAGGAAGGCCCGGAATCGGAAGTCGAGCCGAACATAAACGGGCGCACGCTGATTGCTGTATGCGAACGCTGTGACTTTCCTGAAGAAAAGCCGGAAAGCAGGCACGTTGCCATCCTCGGACTTGGCCCCAGCCTTGACCAGTACCTAGAACAAACGAAACGCGCAGGCGGGCGTCATCGTTTTTGCGACGAAACGTGGGGAATCAATGCGCTGGGCGACGTGTTCGCCTGTGACCTGATCTTCCACATGGACGATATACGGATTCAGGAAATCCGTGCTGAAGCTGCACCTGCATCGAACATCGCCGCGATGGTGGATTGGATCAAGACCAGCCCCGTACCCGTAGTGACAAGCCGTGCGCATCCGGCCTACCCGGCGTTGGTCGAGTTCCCGCTTGAGGATGTGCTTAACCACCTGGGCCACGACTACTTCAACAACACAGCGGCCTATGCGGTGGCGTTCGCCATCCATACCGGCGCGACGAAAATCAGCCTGTTCGGGATGGATTACACCTACCCGAACGTGCACGACGCAGAAAAAGGCCGGGCTTGTGTCGAGTTCTGGCTTGGTCAGGCGCACGCAAGGGGAATTGAAATCCGCCTGCCGAAAACCACGACCCTGATGGATTCATGCTATCCACAGGCATCCAGGCTGTATGGCTACGACACGCTGGACATTGCATTCAACGTGGATGAAATCGGCAAACTGACGCTGGGATTCACCCCCCGCGAAGAACTGCCGACCGCCGAGCAGGTCGAGCGAAATTACGACCATTCTGCCCCTATCGCAGAGCAGCACTTAGGCACAAAGGACTGACCATGTTGCACGACATTTTGAAGGACTTCCCCGGTTCGCAGGACGGCACCAAGACCGAACAATTCAAGGCCGGAACGCAAGTCGAATTGTCTGACTATCTGGCCGGGATCGTTGTTCCTGAAGGCTGGTCCAAGCCGGTTGTATCGGTGAAAATCCAGAATAAGGCCATCGTCACCAGTGGGCGTGGGCGCAAAACAAAAGCGGGATGACAAAAATGGTCGATTTCCAAACCGCCTTCAACGTCCTGTTAGTCGCCTTCTCTGCTTTGGCTGGCTGGCTGCTGAACAACCTCACCCAGTCAATGCGCGACCTGACAAAAGCCGATGCAAATCTGGCTGCGAAGGTGCAGAACATCGAGCTGCTGGTGGCTGGAAATTACGTCAAGCGATCAGAGTTCGATTCCAAGATTGACGCCGTGTTTCACAAGTTGGACAGCATTGAAGAAAAGATCGACCGCAGGCTTGAGGGATACAGAGGCCAACCATGAGTGACGACGCCGACCGGGCAACGGACTTGATCGAGAACCGACTACAGGATGCGCTGGCCGAAGTCAGACGCCAGCCGAGCCTGGTTCCGTGCGGGGCTTGTTTCTACTGCGGCGACCCGATTCCGCAGCATCACTTGTTCTGTTCATCCGAATGCTCAGTAGACCACCGGCACATGACGGAACGCAGGAAGGCAAACGGGCTATGAGCGCCAAACCGTCATGGATACAGGAAGCCGAGAAGCACATCGGCACCCGCGAGATTCCAGGCCCCAAGCATCACTCGAAAATCCTCGCCTGGTGGAAAGCCATCAAGCGCGGAGGCATCAAGTCTGACGAAGTGCCGTGGTGCGCCGCCTTTGTCGGCGGGTGTTTGGAGGCTGTCGGAGTCCGCTCAACCCGCTATGAATCGGCCAAATCCTACATGGCTTGGGGCGTCACCCTGTCGCGCCCGGTCTATGGCTGCATTGCCGTATTCAGCCGCAAAGGTGGCGGGCATGTTGGATTTGTGGTTGGCAGCGACGGCAAGGGCCGCTTGTTGATCCTGGGCGGCAACCAAGCAAACGCCGTGAGCATTGCACCGATTGAAGGTTCACGGGCTACCGGCTACCGCTGGCCCGATGGAATACCCCTGACGAATCACGCGCTGCCGGTTATTGCCAGCGGCGAATTGAGCAGTACCAACGAAGCGTAGTACCAAATTCGGGCATCAACATACCCAAAAGGAGCAACCATGTACAACAGCAAACCCGCAATTAAAAGCCTGGGCGTTACCGGACCGACTGTCGCCATTATCGTCATCGCGCTCAACGCGTTTGGGATTGATATTTCTGGCGAAGTAGCCGATCTGCCAAACCAGATTGCACGTTGGATAGACCTATCCATTGCGATTGCCGCGATTGTCGCCGGCATCATTGGCCGGGTGCGTGCCAATGTCAAAATCAAGGGCGTTTTCACAGCCAAAAAATGAAAGTCGAGTGGGGCTTAATAATCACCGTTGTTTCTATTGCGGTGATTCTTGTGCTCCTGTTGAATTCGTAAGGAGAACAGCGTGAAGAAAGCGAACTATTTTTTGATGGGCGTGCTGCTGATGCTCGTCACAGCCTGCGCGGCTATCCCCAAACCGCAATCCATCCAAGAGCAAATCGCTTATGGCTATGGTGCAGTGGCTTCCGTGCGGACAAGCGCAACCGGCCTGCTGAACAGGGGCCAGATCACCGTCGAACAAGCTAAGACCGTGCAATCTCAGGCGGATGTGGCGCGGCATGGCTTGGATCAGGCCCGCATTGCACTTGCCAACGGCTTGCCGAAAGACGCACAGGGGCAATTGCTGCTGGCAACACAGGTTCTTACGACGCTCGAAACTTTCCTGAAGTCGAAAGGGGCAAACTGATGAACACCGCCGCCGCCATTTCAATGGTTCTCAATCTGCTGTCTTCGTTGGCCGAGTTGAGCATGAAACTTCAGGCAATCGGCCTGATTATCCAGAAAGCACAAGCCGAAGGCCGCACCACCCTGACCGATGCGGAATGGGCTGAAGTTGTCGCGCTTGACGACAAAGCCCGATCAGAGTTGCAGCACGCCATCGCAAGCAAGTCCTAGTCGTTTTTGTTCAGCGTCTTCGTTGTTCAAGAAACTAGAACAGGCGGGCAAAGTGAACACTACTGAAGACACCGAAACGGTTGCTTACTTCGACCAGGTGATCGGCGCAACCATTACCGCCGTACACGATGACGCTGAATCAATGTGGATTCATTTAAGCGACGGGTCGGTGATTGAAATCGTGGCGCTGACAGATGGCGGCTTTGATGTGGAAGTCCACCCAGCCGAGACCAGCCATTAATGCCAACCCGCCCCTTGACGATAGGCCAACTGGTCGAGGCGGTTCACGCCTACAAAGAATCGAATGAGTGCGCCGCCAGTGCCGCAAGGATGGTAGGGATCAGCCGGGGGGCGATGAAGAACCGCCTGCTTCATGCCGAAGCGAAGGGTTTGATGAAAGCCCCGCAGGAAGCGGCCAGCGAGTACAGAACGCATTGCGTGATACCTGACACCCAAGTTAGGGACGGCGTACCGCTAGACCACCTCACATGGGCTGGAAAGTACATCGCTGAGAAAAAGCCGGACACGCTAGTAATAATC